ATATGGATTTTCTATTTTAGATTCACCTAATTCAGTTTCACCTATAAAAGATAATCTATAACTCTCTTGTCTTACTGGTATAAACCATTTATATAAATCAAGATAATCTAACATTGCAATACCATACAATGAATAATATGTATTAGGTCTACCTCTTACAATTATTTCTTCTTTGTGTATTAAGTTCCAAGGCGACATTCTATTTGCAACTTTGGCACCTGCAATCATTTGAATTCTATTCATTAAATAAGGTAAGTCAAAGAATTTAGTATTCCAACCTGTAATAACATCTGGATAATTCTTTAACCAAAATTTCATAAACTCCATTATTAAATGTCTTTCATCTGTACATTTAATATAAGTTACATCTGTACGTAAAGTTTTAAACTCACCAACACCCCACGTTATAATTTGTTTGTTTGTTTGATTCTTAACTGTAATACATAATAGTTCTTCAATTGGATTATTTACTTCTGGAAATCCATTTTCACAGGTACATTCTATATCTAATGTAAATATTTTAATTAATTCTTTTGACCACTTAACTTGTTTTGGATTCTCTTCATTGATGTATTGATAATGAAATCTATCTAGTCCATAGACAGGTGCATTTTTAGTAGCCACATCACGTTTAAATCTACGAGCAGCGTCAATAGATGAAAATGTAATAGGTCTTAAATTATGTCCTTGTAATGATTTAAATTCTTCTTGTTGTTGTGATACTGAATATAATGTAGGTGAAAAGTTAATCTTTGCTTTAAACTCTTTGCTATCTCTTACACCTCTAACAAGTAGTTTGCCTTTATGTTCTATTACATTTTTATAAAAGTTCATCTGGTCTCAAATGGAGTATTAAACCGTCAAGGTCTTTAGTAAGTTTTATCTGACAACTTAATCTACTAACACCTGGTTTATATCCTCTTTCATATTCTAATTGTTCTTCTTCTATTGATACGTCTTCTGGTTTTGGAACTTTGTCTATCCACTTCTCATCAACATATACGTGGCACGTACAACACATACAATTACCACCACAATCGGCAGGAATTTCTGGTATTGGTACGTGTGATTCAAATTTCGCTGCCTCCATTGCACTCAAACCTTCTTTAGTTTGAACACGAATCTTGGATCCGTCCCTTACAAAATATACATCTATCACTTTTTATCTAATGAAGGTAAACCTGTTTCAGTTATTAACTGTTTTTGAGGTCTAACAATAGATGAAGTGTTACTAATATAATTTTGTTTAATATGTTCTTTTGGTTTTGTTACAGATATGACTTTATCTGCTGTTACTTCAACAATATCTCCATCTGAATATGGAGCATAAGGTGTCATCATCAACTGTATAGGTTGTCCTTTAGCTGCTTGTGTTGGTATGATAACAAATCCTTTTTTTATTATGATAACTTTATCGTCCTTGAACTCTTTGATATCAATATAACCGATAACATCTTCTCCAGTTATCAATCTACAGATTAAAATTTCGTTCTTCATTATATTTCTCCTTGATTATAATATATCATAGAATTAAAAATTAGTCAATGCTTGTTCTTGGTACAAATGGAGAATAACCTTGTTCTTCTGCTTTTTCATCATCTTCTCCGACAATTGCTTTTACTTCTGGAACATAATGCTTTAACATATCTTCCACACCTTGATGTAATGTTTGTTTAGACATTGCACAACCAGAACAACTACCTGCTAGTTCTAATTTTGCCACACCTAAATCCATATCAAAGTCCAAATAATTTATAAACCCACCGTGTTGAGCAACGGCAGGAGCAACTTTATCTTCCAAGATAAATTTAATGTCTTTTGCTATTTCTTCTTTACTTCTTGTTTCTGTTGTCATCTAAACTATACTTTGTTGTTATTATATATTTTCTTTTAGGGTTAACCATTACATTAAACCTATTCATTGTTTCTCTATCAAATAATATTTTTGATTTTTCATCCCTATCGTCTAATGTAAATTCTACTTCTTTGTAATAACCACCTGCAAATTCTACGTCAAGTTTTATTACTATTCTTTCTTCTTTATAATCTCTTAATCCACCAACATTAATTGTTTGCTTACGTACTATATCGTTTGTTAGTGTCTTACCTTCTAATGACCAAGTAACTTTACCACCTGATTTTTTCATTTTATCAGCGTGTATAACAGACGTACCTGAATTACCTGTATCAAACTTACCTACTATACGTCCAAATGGATGTATATGTACAACTTCTTTATAACCACACATACTAGGAACTTTTTTCCAGTTATCTCTATCTTCAAAATGTTGTATTATTTCTTTACTTAAATTTCTATTTGTTGCTTCTTCTATACCTTCTGTACCTGGAGAAGAGTTAACTTCAATAACAAATGGTGGTTCTTTTACTCTATCGGCTGACGGTATAAAATCTACTGCAACCCATTGACCATCTACTGCCTTAGCAGCTTTTAAACTTTCTTCTGTTTCTATTTTTGTTAATGTTAATTCTTCTACTTCTGCACCTCTTGATACATTACTTCTAAAATCTCCTGGTACAACTTTTCTTTTCATAGAAGCAAATACTTTACCTTGTAATACTAAAACTCTAGCATCCCATTTAGTTTTTATATATTGCTGTAATAATATATCAGAATCCTCATCTTGTTTATTAAGTAATTGTACTATTGAATCTAATGCTTTTTCTGATTCAATAAACAAGACACCAACACCTTTTGATCCTCTTAATGTCTTTAAGATAACAGGAAACTTTTCTTCTAAACTTTCAAAAGATTCCATTGAATTTTCTGGATCAGTTACCAATACTGATTTAGGTTGTCTAATACCATAGTCTGCTAATCTTAATGAAGTTCTATATTTGTCGGCACACATACTAACACATTCTCTACTGTTAATTACACACACTTGGTGTTTTTCTAATCTTGATACCAAGTCCATCCAACTATCTCTACGTACTACTGAACCTCTTATAATAGCAACTGTATCTTTTGCTGATACTCTAAATCCTTTTTTGTCATCTTGATTATGGAAATACATTTCTCCATCATCTTCAACAGTTACAAACCCACCAGTATTTCTATAGATGTATGACTTATGACCAAGCTTATCAGCTTGTTTCATTAAGTTTTTTGCTGTATGGAAATTTAAATCATTTTCAGGTTCATCTGATATAATGATTAATCTATATGATCCAGAAGTTTTTGCTTCTGTTATGTAATCTTTGAATTTTGGTATCTGCATTTATTCATCGCTCATTGTGTTGCCAACGACTGTTTCAGGTTTCTTTTCCTTCTTGTCGTCCACTTTCTTGCCTATGTTATATTTAGCAGATAAAGTCCATTCTTTCTTTTCTTTAAATGGCAATACTTTAATCTGACTTAACGGTGCTTTATCTTCTGTTGATTCTTTTTTAACTATATCAATTAAGTTCCAATCTTGTAGTAATAAAGATATGGTATTTCTTCTTTGAATATCGTTTTTAGTTAATGTTGATTTTTTACCATCTAATGCAAATAATTCCTTGAAATGGACTATATAATATTTGCCTTGTTTATGTAATATATGACAAGATTGATAAAGTGTTTTGTCTTTACGACTCGCCACACCTATTCTTGTTAACGTTTCCCTGACTTTTAAGAAATCATCAGGTTGCTTAATGGTCACCTCAAGCATATCGCTTTGGGACCAACTAATAATATCCTCACTCATTTAAACTTTCTCCCACCTTGTATAAGGTTTAATTTAATACTTTCAATTTGGTCATCTGTAAGTATGTTGAGAGCTTCCTTTGCTTTTGTATTGCTATATCCATAATACCTTTTTACAATGTCTAGATTCTTCAACTTGGTCTTTGATAACCACCTACCTCCAAATCGCCTTTTCTTTCGTATACTATTTATGAAATAGTGAAATTGCATACGTTTTGGAAGAAAATGATAACCATTCATTTCATTACTATGCATTATGGTATCATAGAACATAGATAGACAACGGTTAATTACAAATGGTGGGTATTTCTTTTCCCAGGTCGGGTCTGGTGTGTCTAATAAATTCTCTTTTGATTCATTAATTGCTTTAAGATAATCTTTTAGTTCGTACATAATTTGTGCTGTATCTTCTCAATAACATTTTTTCTTTACCTTCAATGTCTGTTAATTTTTTGACTGCTGGTTGCAATCTTTTTATTTCGTATCTTACATCTCCATTATTCATAAGACCTGTGCTATATCTAAATCCTTTATCTACTTTATATAGTGAAGATTCAGGACTTGCTGATGTAGGACATTCTACTATATAAAAACCGTCCATACATTTTTTAAGTTGATTCATTTTAAGAGTAAAACAATCTTTAGTATAATAACGAGTTTGTGTTTTAACTTCAACTCGTTCACCTTCTACTAATAAATCTTTATGACTATCAAAAGGATCAATAGAGTGTTCTACTACTTTACCTGCCCTAGAATAGTAATTACTTACTATCTTTTCACCTATTTGACCAAGTACTGCTTTTCTATCTAACGTCAATTAAATGCTCCAAAAAAATTGATATGATTATTTGTCATATAAATTACAAAACTTAAATATATGAATATACAAATAAAATAAAATATTAACCATTTCATTTAAATTTACAGTTTGCCATTACTTCGGTTAAACAAGCAACCATATTAATCTCTTGGTCTGCTACAAAAGCAGACTTATATTGATATCCAGCAATAACTAAAACTGCCTGTGGTATGGATTGTGGTTGTAAATGTTTGTATAGTATTTCATATACACTTGAAAACAATGATGATGGTTCTTTTTCTAGGTTATTAATAACCCACTTTCTCATATCATTAAATCTTTTTTCTTTTAAAATTGCTACAAGTTGTTTAGTATCTGCTTCAGTTATACTGAATAATATACCACTATCAATTTTACCTCTTACTGAATATCTTTGAAGTTCATTAATAGTTCTTCTGAAATCTGGAAAATGTTTTTGTATTAATTCTGCAAGTACTTTTTTATTAAACTCTATATTTTCTTCTGTTAAGATACTACATAACCTATTCATAAGTTGTGTCGCTGTCTTAACTTTTTGACCATTAGCAATTGTAAAATCAATAACAGTACATCTACTATGCAATGCAGGTAATATCTTATTCTTATAATTACAAGTAAAGATAAATCTACAATTCTTATAAAATGTTTCTATGAAATTTCTTAATGCAGGTTGAACGGACTCTGGATTCATATAGTCCGCTTCATCAAGTATAACAACTTTATGACTTGCTGTTTCAGTTAAAGATACGGTTGACGCAAAGTTTTTAATCTTATGTCTTAACGTATCTATCTGTCTGCCTTCGTCTGATCCATTAATGATAATGTAATCAACACCTAACTCTTCACATAAAGCACGTGCTACAGTAGTCTTACCTGTACCTGCTGTACCTGATAGTAATAGGTTGGGGAGTTCTTTTTGATTTACAAACTGTTTAAAAGTTTCTTTTAATTCACTTGTTAAAATACAATCATCAATTTTTTTAGGTCGGTATTTTTCAACCCACAAATTTTCTGCCATAATATACTCATCATTTAAAATTCAGAATCAGGTTCTAATGCTATCCAATATTGTACTGGTTTATTTCTATTTACAAAATGACTTATTCTTTGTTTAGAAATCGCAATATCATAATCATCTGGTATTATTTTCAAGTTTTCTGCTTTGAAATATGCTACAAACTCTTTATCAGTTGTACCTACTACAGCAGAATAATCATTTGAAGTTTTATTTTTCTTATCAGTTGCTATCATTGTAATGTTTTTACCATCACCTTTTACTGCAATGTCTGGTAAGTTCAATGTAACTATACCTTTTAATAAATCATTAAAACATTTACCCTTTAATGTGAAAGTCACATACTTATCAGGCATATTAATTGATTTAGTTGGTGCAACAATTACTGATTTATCTGCAAAGAAATACTTAACTGATTGTCTTGAATTGGCGTCTGAAATAACCAATTTGTTAGTACCATTAAATTTGATATCTGATTTAGCAAATAATTCAACTGCTCTTAAAAATTCTGGTAAATCGTATATCGCAAATTCTTGCTCAAATTTTTGGTCTATATCTGCTTCGGCAAGAATATTCTTTAAAGTAGAAATAGTTTGTAATTGCTTTCCAGGTTTTACTAATATATTTTTATTAATATCAGCAAAATTCTTTAAGATTGCAACTGTACTGTTTGATAGATTCATATCAACTCCTTCATAATTTATAATTATATACTTTTATCTTATAGATGTCAATGTTATAAGCTTTTTAAAACGTTCTCTGGATCTGTTTCTCCATATGGATCGTCATCTTCTCCCTTGTCATTGATACCTTCTTCTTGAAACCATTTAATAATTTTTCCATCTTCAACTATAAATGCATATCTCCAAGACCTCATACCAAAACCTAAATGAGTTTTGTTAATTAACATACCCATTCGTCTAGTAAAGTGTCCATTTCCATCAGGTATTGCCTTAACGTTAGTTACTTTAAGACTATCAAACCAAGCGTTCATTACAAACGAATCGTTTACTGATAAACAATAAACCTCATCTATACCTTTTGATTTAAACTCTCCATAGAGTCTTTCAATATTTGGTAGTTGTTTGTTAGAACACGTAGGTGTAAATGCACCTGGTAAAGAAAAGACCACTT